TCGACTGGGGCGAAGGCTGTTGGGGTCAATGTCCGGGAGGTGTCCTAGTACCGGGGGGCCTATAATGTCAGAAATGCGACGGGATACACGGTTTTCTCACTTGTGATGTCAGCAAGGGAACGGGTAGGCACTGGCAGTTGTCATTATCTCCCAGCTTCTTTTAAGCACCCCAACAACTCTGGTTACCCCATCCCACCGGTTACTACCAATTCCCAAAACAACGTAAACCACTGATTCACACAAAGAAACGTGGGGTAGTGGTGAGCTATGAAAAAGGCAACGGTGGGCAGGGGTCGTTGTCTCATACAATAGAGAGCGCGAGAGACGCGCCCAAGCCTGCGCGGAAGCGCGCAGGCAGGAGCCGCTTGTGCGGCTCGGATCGAGCTCGCTTCGCTCGACCGTGTTACAAGAGCCGCGTTCGCGGCTCATTTTGCTCGCTCCGCTCGGCTCCTACTTCCCGCCCACCGCCGCGACTACCTGCAGCACGTATTTCCGATGACGATTCTTGCCGCGCTTGTCGAACACGACACGCTGCCCTGCCTTTGTGACGAACGACTTACCGCCATAACGACCAAGGAGCTTCCCGAGGCTGCTGTTGGTTTCATCGCTCGGGACAAAGACCTCGCGCTCGTAGCCCGCTTCCTTCTCCTTCACCAGGCGCCCTTTGATCAAGTGGCCGAAGCAGTTCAGCTCGCGACACGTGTTGACGATCTCGCCAAATTCATACTCGGCGCTCTTCTCGACACCCTCTGCCAGCTTCGAGATCAGCTCCCTCATATCGCCATACTCCGTGTTCCCATACCCGTCCGATTCACGGGCAGCGCATGGATCTCCAAAGCCTGCATGCATGACGATGCCACCGAAGATCCGACTCCATTCGTGATACCCCGCTACGATCCGGCCCTCATGCTGACGGCCGTTGTCTCGCCAAGCCTTGATCAGCGCCCACAGCGCCGAGCAAAGCTGACGGTGCACTGCCGGCGTGCGGATCCACTCAGCGTCGATCGGCCGCGAGATCGCGCGCTCCTGGGCATCTGCCTCAGCCGTGAAAAGGTCACAAGTGAGCGTACGGCCGGCGATGTCCGGTGTCACTTCCAGGTTGTTTGCCGTCAGAAAGACAACAGGCGTCTTCGGCTCCTGAAACTCCTCCTGGGAATGAAACTTTCGCCCCGACCACCAGGTCGCCGTCATAAAGGCGTTCAGCGTTCCCGATCGCAGGAAGGTTTGCTCGAGATCATCGAGCACGAGATACGTCTTTGCCTCGCGCACGGCCGTATCGAGCCGATCCCGCAGCTTCGCCGTATCGTCCGGCATAGCGTCAATGCTGGCGTAAGACCACGCCAACGTCAGCACGATTTCCACCAGCAGCGTCTTACCCGACCGAGGCGAGTTGGCGTGAAAAAGAAAGTTTAGCCGTTTCGCATCCAACTGCTGCAGGAAATACCCAAACTGGCTCAAGAGCGCAGCTCGGAACACAGCCTTCGATCTCGGATCCTGAAACGGAAACTCTCGATCCAGATCATCCAGCACGTGCACCGCTTGCTCGGCCGTCATCTCCTCATCGTAATCCCATTTCGGCGCGATCGTCAGAATGCAGCTCGCGCTATCATAGCCATCGGGCAGCAGATCGATCGAGCCATCCGCTCTCTTGATCGGCAAGCGCACCGTATTCACCCGCAGCAGGCGAGGCTGCAATCGGCGGAATTCATCGCTTTCCAGACACGTCTGCGCCATGTCCACACCCATGGTCTGACGCACCTTCTGCGCCCCGTGCTTCGAGAACTGATACCGAAAGCAGACCAGGTAGGCTTCCACCCACGACCGAAACCGATGGGCCGTCATTTCCTCGATCTCGATCCGACCCGTCACGTCGTTCACGTTCACCGTCACGATCCTCTGCTTGTACCGGTACAGCCTTCGGACAGCGCCCTCCTCACTTGCCTTCGGCGCAATTAGCGATCCAAGCTCAGAGTTGAAATCCCGGTTGATCCTCCCGTCCACCGGGAGCTGGACCCAGGGCAGCTCGGGCCGTTGCGGCTCACCCTCGCCTGACTGCAGCGAGCCCGGCGCTGGCTGAGTTACCAAACCCGCCTCTAGAGCCTTAGCGGTAAAAGCGTCCGTCTGATCACTCATCGAGCCGCTCCCTCCTTCCACGCTTGGAGCTCGGCCGCACACTCGGCACTCACCCCGGCGTAATAGCCCAGCCCGTTCGCGATCCATTCTCCTCCAGTCTCATCGCTATCCGCTGCCCCATTGCCCGCCAGCGTGCACCAATCCTGCACCACATCTCGACGGGCAAAGACATCGATCAGCGGCGCCAGATCCGGCCGCGCATTCACATACAGCAGCTTTTGCAGCTTCGGTCTCGGGAAACGATCGTAGCGCTTCTTCTTTTGCCCGTCTCCATCGACGAAGTTCACCATCTTCCCGTGACGCAGACAGCCGGGCAGCCGCGTCAATCGCACGGCCGTGAGCGTCTTCGGATCCGCCCCGAGCACCGTGAGCGCTGTCCGCAGCTTATCCCGCTCCGCGTCCCATTCGCCTTTTGTCCGCGCGTCGACCCTCACCAGGGCATGCACCGAACGGCCGCCGCTCGAATACATCGCCGCGATCCGGAGCGGTAGCTGCACGATCGCGCCCAGCCATTGCCTCGTATCCGCTTCGTCGCTCTCGATCACGAGATAGCGCCAGGCTGTCACCGCTCGGTGATTCCGGCAGCTCATCTTGTCACCCTCGTCCGTCGGATGATATCGACCGTCCACCGGCTGCGCCATGTACCACACACCACACGGCCGCGGCTCCGGGCCTGCCTCCGGTGGAGGCGTGTCTGGCCACAGCGTCACACCAGCCCCGATCGTCGCCGAGTACTCCTGCGTGAAGACGCACACCTTCTCCCCAGGCGCATAGAGCAGCTCGAGGAATTTCGCCGCACTCACCGTCGCCGGATCCAGGCTCGATCGATTAGCGAGCCAGACCAGGTCGATCCTTTTAGCCCATTCGCCCGAGAATTTAGCCAGCTTCTCTGCCTCAAATTGCGGCTTGGGCGGCTCCGGGATCGCATGATAGTCACGCCAATCCTTGCTCGGCGTCCATTCAGCACCCTTCGCCAGCCAGCCACGCCCTTTCACGGATACCGCTCGATCCGCCCCCGTCAGTTTGTGCCTCAGCTCCTTCTCATTCCACGGCGGACTGCAACGCTGATTGTACTCTGCGAGAATTGGGAAAGCCTGCTCAGGCGACAGCCCGAACCCCTGCACCAAGATGCAGGCGGCGTGAAAGGTCAGATTGTGGCCACCTTGGCCGCTGATCGCCGGAGGCATCTTGCCGATGTACCGTGCAGCGCGTTCGATTAGGTCCATGAGTCGGGAAGGGGTGTCATCGGTGGGAAGGGGTAAACGCTAGGAGCGTGTCGAAACCTCGCCCCGCACCAGCGGAGCAAGAGAGCACTGGGACAAAGCCGGACGCGGCCGCAGCCAGCGCCCTTCTCAACCCTAAAATGTCTGCCGAATACTGACCGTCGGACCCATCATTTATCCGCGGCCCGTTTGTTCAATACACTGTTCCCCATCCGGCTTTCCAGATAGCCCACGATGTCTTTGACGGTCCGGATTCTCTCGGCGTCCTCGTTCGAGATTTCGATGCTGTATTCTTCCTCGAACGCCATGATGAGTTCCACGTCGTCCAGCGAGTCTGCTCCTAGTTCACGGAGTGTTCGTTCCGGAGTGATTTCACATTCATCGACGCCGAGTTGATCCGCGAGGATGGTCTGCTTGTGTTTCAGGTAGTCGTGTTTGTAGTGTCCCATAAATGCGAACCAGTCAGTGCTCGCGAACTCGGCACCGCTCGCTGCCAGACGGCGGCGAAGTGTGCTCGCTGCTCATGGCCGCATGTGCAGGAGGGTGGTCCCTAGCTTGCTGTTGAAGTCCCACCATGCGCCTCTGGGTAGTGGCGGCAGCGCTGACGCTGGCACGGAGGCTATAATGCGCAGGTAGACCACGCAGCGCAGACTCGCGCGATCGCAGGCAAGGCATCGATGGCGGTGGCGGCGGAGTAAAACCGCGCCACAATCTGCCCGGAGGAAGCATACACGATCGCCTCTGCCCTATCGCAGAAAACGTATTCGTCCGGCTCATCACTATACTCGTCGAGGCTCATCGGTTTGACTGGTCTCCTGTGGTCTGCGGATTGCTCCCATCCCCTTGGTCGTCGTAGCCCGGCGGGCGTGGGAAAGTGCGCTGCCTGGACGTGCCGCCGATCGCCTGCGCTGCGGTGACGATGCGGGCGCAGTCTCGGCGCGTGCATTTGCGGGTGGTGTGCTCGACTGCGCGAGAGATGACGAAGGTCATCGCGCCGCCGCAATCGGGGCAATGGTCGGGCCAGTAGCCGGTGCCGAGCTTGCCGCGGGGTTTGCTGGGCTTCGGCTGCTTGCGTGAGGTGGTGGCGGCGCCCCTTTTCATAGCGTGCCCTCTCCATTCGATGACACGGCGTAGCCGGCATCCTCAGGCATGACGACCACTTTGCCATCCTTCATGCGTCCCACCAGTCTGCCCTGCTTCACGCACCCCAAGTGCAGCAAGGTTCCCATGGCCTTTTGCGCAGCCAACGGAGATAGGTCCAAACGCTTCACAATCTCCACCGAAGAGATCTCATCCCCAAATTCGAAGCAGGCCAGAACGGATCGTAAGGTCGTTTCCGAAGTCTCATCGGACAACCCAAGCTCATCGCCCGGCTCTGCCTCATCCTTCGCTCGTCTCCCCTTCTTCGCCTTCCTCACTTCCGGCACCTCGGGCATCGCTTCGAGCAGCTCGATCACCTTGGGCAGATCCTCTTGCGAGCACGAGGCGTACTCCTTGCCGCAGACCTGGCTGCAGATTTCATCCAGAGCAGCCAAGCTGATCAGGCCTCGCGACTTCATCAGCTCGGCGATCGTCGTCGAGCGCGTGAGACGGCTCTCCGCAAGCCGACCCACGTAGCCACACGCTGGCGCACACGCCACCGTGTTGAGCCCAGCAAAGGTCCGCTGATCCTGCCGACCACCACAGCGCGGACACCGCACCTTGCTACCCTCCAGGATCCAGCCTTCCTCCGGGTCATGCTGCGACAGCTCCTCCATCTCCTCGAGGATGTGATTTAGCTCTCCACCCTTCGCCTGCTCCCAAGGCTTATCCTCGAACCGTTTGCCGAGCACTCGGCTCGCCAAAAGATTGAGCGCGGACGTGGTCATCTGCCGCGGATTGGCCAATCTCTCGATCCGCTGCCTAACGGTCTCGACCTCGGTCGCTTCCTGAGTCTTTTTGGCTGGTTTCTTGGCCTGTTTCTTCTCCTCCTTGATACCCGCTTTCACGCGGGCCTTGATGTCTTTCACATCCAGCCCGTAGACCTTGGCCAGGGCGGCAAACCCGCGGCACTCCACTCCGGAGCTTTTCACCCAGCCAGCCAGCAGCAGCTCGACCACGAACGCTGGCAGTCGATCACTGCCGAGCGATTCGCCGTGCGCTCGTAGCGCCTCGTTGCGCATCGGTTGGCCGTACTGGTTCTTTTCCCACTTCAGCTCTCGGCGATTGCACACAAAGGCCTCGGTGTCAGCCCCAGCGTGAAACAGACCGAGCTCGAGCATGGCCTTCCACCCGTCGGCATCCACCCCCTTCTTTGAGATCTCGCCGACCAGCGCACCGATCGCCGCCTTAGCCGTGTCTAGCTCCAGCTTGTTCTTTGCTCGCTCCTCCGCTTCGCGCTGCATGCGATCCGCGTGCTCAGGGCTGCTCGCCCGCATCGCCCTGGCTGAGAAGAGGTCCTCATAACCATTCTTGCGCGCGGCCTCGATCGCCAGCTTCCGCTCGACCAGTTCGTGCGCTTTGCCACGATCGTCGATCACCACGATCGTCTGCGGCTTTACCTCGCCAGACAGCAGCTTCTTCCACGTCGGTGCTTTCCGCCCTCCGGTCACTTCGCCCTCCGACGGCTGACTATCCAGCCTCACCATGCCCGATTCATAATGCGGCGTGCCGTCAGGATGCACATAGCGTCTTGCCTTTTGCCCCTCGATGACCAGGTTGCCCGCAGCCAACGCTTTGTCCTTCGTGGCACGCACTTGCGCGGTCACTTTCGCCTCGTAGCAGGCAGGGTGCGTGCAGAGGCGGGTTTTCACGTGCCCCTCACCCTGCGTGGCCCAGGGACAGCCCACGCACGAGCCTCCCATCACGCGCTCACCGTCTTCCAGTTTCTCCGGTACCAAGCTCGCATCGGTTTGATCAAAAGGACAGTTCCTCAGCTCCACGACATAGGACCGGCGAATGTGATCCAAGACCTCACGCTTGCTCATCGGGCCGCTGCCAAAGCCACGCAGCACCTCCTCTGTGAGCGACTTGCGCCGGGCCTCGTCCGGCACTCGCGCAATGAGGTAACCAATCGACGCTCCGATCAACTTCTCCTCGAGCGCCTCTCTCGCCTTTGGCGGCAGCCTCAGCAGTCGCAACGTGTTAAGCACGTGCTGCTCGCTCCTCCCGAGCTTGGCTGCCACCGAGGCTACGCTGTAGATCGGCGAGCCTTGCGCATCGCGGAGCTGCAAGAGCGACTGAATACCCTGCGCTTCCTCGATCGCGTTCAGATCCTCCCGCTGAAGATTCTCGCTCAGCATCAGATCCAGCGCGGCCGTGTCACTGATCTCGCGCACGACCACTGGCACAGTCTCCAGCCCAGCCAGCACGGCCGCACGCAAGCGGCGGTGCCCTGCCACCACCTCATACTGAGGTTGCTCGTGCGGCCGAGGCACCGGTCGCACCAGGAGCGCATGCACGATGCCCACTGCCTTTAGGTTGGCAGCCAACTCTTCAAGAGCCGTCTGGTTATACCGAGTGCGAGGGTTTAGCGGACTCGGCACCAGTGCCGAGAGCGGCAGCCTCACGATCCGATCCTCCAGCTCCACGCTCTGCGACGACGACGAGGTCGGCAAGGTCGGCGCAGCCTGCTTCACGCTCGCCGGCGCGACACGGCGCACCAGCTTCACGCCAAACTCGGCAAACTCATAGTCAGCAATATTGGTCTGCGGATCCGAAGCGCACAGCGCTCGCGCTTTCTCCTGCTGGTCAGGCGTCAATTGATCGATTGTCTTCCAGTCACTCATGCTTTTTTGCGGGTACGGGTGCGGCCCTTGCGGACCTTGGCTTTGTGTTTGTTGGATCGGTGTCCTCCCAGGCGATTGCTATTGCCCGCCTGGGCGCGGGCGTAATTGTCACAGGCCTCCTCAGTGCGTTGCCATGGCGCCTTTACCCCGTTCACCCCTTTGGCCCGTGCATAGTCGTCCAGTATCTTCGAGATCCGCCACTCCATCGCTGCGTGGGACTCGCCCAGCAGCACCGCCAAGTCACGATAGCCCATGTCCCAGATCGCCTCGGGCCGAAACTTCTTCACCCACGCGTACAATCGCCGCATGACCTGCGCAGGATGCGGCCCCTCCGCAAAGAGGAAGTCCAGCAGCCAACCATTGGCCTCGATCCAGATGCGGACGGCGTCCTCTCCCTCGACAGCCATGCGACCCTCTTCCTCGTCCATAGCCGCAAACGGATCGCTGCGCTCCCGGATCCCCAGCGCATCCTCTTTCTCTTCCAGCTCCGTCGCCGGCGTGGTGTGACAGATCCCGTTGCGAGCAGCAAACGATTCCCGGCGCTCCAGCGCATGCCAGGCGTCCCGCTCTTCCTTCTCCGTCAAGGCCTTGTCATTCAGCTTCACCCCCAACATGCCCGGCGGCAATTCGCCCCCGTGACGATGCTGATACCTCGCTGCGGCCTTATTCAGCGTCGCAGCAATCTCTCCCATTTTTTGCTGGGCGTGACTGCTCATGCCAGCCCCCTTCTTTCCAGGGCTTCGAAAGCCTCATGCGGCGCCCGGCGTACAGCCGGCCGCAGATTCGGCCCACTGGCATCACGACGCGGCTTTCGCTCAAGCACAATCGCGAAAGCCGTGTGCTCATTACCCTCGCCATCGCGCCAGGTGTTCCTCCGACACCATTCATCCGCCTCCTGATGCGACTCCCACACATACGCCTGGTCACGACTCCCCCAGCACCATTCACACTCGGCCAGCAGCGCCTCGACGCGACGCAGATACTCCTGAGTCACGCTACCTTCCGCAAAAACAAACCGCCCCACGATCGCGCGATCTTGCACAACAGCCTGGCTCATCGCCCTCCTCCCTTCCGACTGAGAAGCCAGCTCCCCAGCTCCCCTTCCACAATGCCCGTCAACTCACCCGGTTCCGGCAGCTTTCGAATGACCAAGAACAGCCCGAGCCTCGGCCCAGCCACAATGCACAGCGGAAACTTTACGCGCCGGTGTGACATGCTCATTGTGACATTCCTCCTTTGGAAGCCCAGCTTCCCAAGCTGCATACGAGGGTTCGATTCCCTTCACCCGCTCCACTCCCACTCTGGGAATGGGCATGTTTAGAGGGCTGTAGAGGGTTGTGGAGGGTTGCTTTGGCGGCGAAAATGTGACAGCCGAGTGTGACATGGCTGACGCTCACACTTCGAAACTGACTCGCGGGATTTACCGGCGGGGGAAAATCTTTTGGCTGGCCTTTCAGCGAGACGGGAAGCGGCGGTTTATCAGCCTCGAGACGGATGACCCTTTGGAGGCGGTGCGCAGGGCGAATGAGATGCGGGCGTTTCGTTTCCCGGACCAGCCCACGGCACTCTCGCGGGTGATCGACCAGTACCTCGCAGAGAAGCGGCGACTGAACCTGTACTCGCCGGCGACGGCTCGCGTGCATGGGGCAGCTCTCCGGGAGTTTGCGATTCGCGTCGACAGTCGTCCCATAGATGCGATCACCGAACGACTGGCCGAGGAGCACTACGCGGCGCTCCAGGCTCGCGTGTCGGAGACGACGGCGCAGATCCACGTCAGGGCGCTTCGAGCGTTTTTCGCGTGGGCCGTGCGGCAGCAGATCGTCCGCGTCAGTCCGTTTGGGCGTCTGCGCTTGGCTCGCATCACGCAGCCCGCTCGGGTGCGATACTGCACTCGGGCGGAGCGGGAGGCCCTGATCAAGGCGGCGACTGACGACGATCTGCGGTTCATCCTGCTTTGCGGTTTCGACGCGGGGATGCGGAAGAATGAGATCATCGAGGCCAAGGCGGGGTGGTTCGATTTGCACGCAGGCGCGGTTCACCTTCAGAACACACCGACGTTCAGACTGAAGGATCGCGAGGCGCGGACGGTGCCATTGACGAAGCGGTTCGCTCGGTTCCTGCAGCGTTACTTGAAAGGGCGGGCGCCCGAGGACTTCGCGGTGCGGCCGCAGATCGCGCACGGCCGCGGGACGTACCGCTGGGATTTTCATCGCCCGTACAATGATTTCATGACCAGCCAGGGGCGGCGCTGGGTGACTGCCCACGTGATGCGTCACACGTTTGCGTCGCTGCTCGTGCAGGCGGGCGTGTCCATTTACAAGGTGGCCAGATGGATGGGCGACGGCGTCGCTGTGCTCGAGAAGCACTACGGGCATTTGGCTCCCAAGGACTCCGATATCGAAGCGGCAATGTAGGGCGTTCATTGGCTGACTTCCGCCTCCCGCGCTTTGAGCGCGTCGATCGCGCGGTCGAGATCCTGGCGGTCGTAGAGCGTGCAGCTCTTGCGACGCGAGGTAGGCTTCACCCCGAGCTGCTTGAGCATGCTTTCGCCTCCGACGTAATCGGCTGCGTCGGCAGCGCTGAGCAGCCTGGGGAGCATACTGATGACGGCGTGATACTTCATGGCTTGCGTCGGCTGAGCGCGGTTTTGCGTTTCGCAAGAGGGCTTTCGTGCCCGTCGCTCTCGCGAATGATGGCAGCGATGACGGGATGCGACTCGGGGCCGCAATCATTGAGGACCTCCAGCACGGCCTGCGGTGTGACGACCGGACGGCCGCTGTACAGTGCTCGGTTCGTCCGACGCACGATCTCCGCGATCGTCGGCAGCTTGCGCCAAGGCTTGCGGCGCTTACTCACGCAGTGCCTCCTGTCCTTCGTTAAATCCGCGACGCCGGCCGAGCTCGTAGCCGCGGCGGAAGGCGCGGCGTTGTTCGAGCACCGACAAGCCGAGACTCGCTAGCAGGGCGATGATGATACACAGTTGCACGGCGATCATGCTGCCCTCCTCGCTGAGCGCGTCCGGGTGGTGACTTGCCGGGCGAAGCGATCCTCGATCTCGCGGAAGATCCAGTACTGCACCAGGTGAGCATCGCTCATGATGTTATCCAGATGCGTCCACGAGAGGAAGGGGAAGAGGGCGCTGCCCTTGCGCCAGGCAAAGATGCCCTCGATGAACCGGCGCTGCAGCTCGGCGCGCTCAAGCAGCTCACGGTCGCTCATCTCGACAAGACGAGCCGGTAACGGCGGGATGTCTGCTTCCTGTCGGACTGCCGTATGCCAGCCTGGCACAGGGAGAGCTCCGCGACAGGGGCGAGTCGTGCGCTGCCTGGTTCGGACAGAGCCGACCAAGACGAACCGAACCTCGAGATAGGCCCAGTAATGGACGACAAAATCGTCTTCGAGACAGCAGACGACTGACAGCCGGCCGGACATCCAGCCGCAGGACGTGGTCTCATCATCGCGAACGATGACCAGCTTGGGGTCCCAATAGGCAAAACAGCGATAGGGCGTCACATCCACGAAGCAGCCGCGGCGCTCGATCAGGTTGCCTTCGAGCCACAGCTCGCAATCGCGCGGAGGCGGCGTGACCTGAGCATCGCGCAGGGTGCCGATGTACGCAGGGCGCTCGGCCATCTCGATCTCGGCCAGGAATTCGTCGTCGAGTAGTTCGGAGTCGATCATAGCGGTCAGACTGGGCGGACCTCGACGAAACGGGCGAGACAGGGGCCGAGATCGGTGCCCGACGCTCGCTGATGGATGGCGAGGTGATGCCCGCCGACGTAGATGTACAGCTCGCCTGGCAGGATCCGGCGGAGGTATCGTTTCAACAAATCTCTCCAGGACTCGGGATGCGGCCGTCGATAGAGCCGGTGGCCATTTGCGACCATGCGGTTGGCCAGGGGCGTGCGGATCTGTCGGCGACTGCGCGCTTGGCGGAGTGCGGCGATGACTTGGCCGAGGATCGGCTCAAGGCCGAGACCGGTGTCGATGAGTGAGATTTCGAGGGTCTGTTTTTTCATGCTGCGGTGGTCGGTTCGGTGGTCGGTTCGGTGGGCGCGGTGAGGCGCTCAAAAACGAGGACGGTCATGACCTCCTGGGCTTGCTGCGTGCGCGGCTCCTGCGGGTGAGCGACGAAGAAAGCGTCGACTTCGCTGCGCACTTGCTGCCACAAGCTCGGGTCGGCGAGCAGGGCACGCAGCGCCTTGCGGGCGCGATGCATCCAGGGAGCGATGACCGCGGGCTGGCTCATGCCTCCAGCTCGGCAAGCTCGCGCGCGAAGGCGATGCGGAGGGCGTCGTCGACCATCTGCTCGATCTTGCCGCCTTCTCGCACCTTCCGGAGGGCGATCGCGCGATGCACGTCGTGGGAGACCTTCACGGCCGGCTTGGCTGGACCGGTCTTGTGCGGCGCAGGGGTTGTTGCTGTCTCAGTGCTCATGTATGCAGGTTTTATATTGCGCTTAATAAGCAGCGTAAAGAAAAATTTTTGAATTTTTTCGTTCGTGCCATCATCCGATAAGCATGAGCAAAAAAACTCGACCCATCGGTGATGGCGTCCGCAACATCACCGTTACTCTGCCGATACCGGAAGTGCTCCGGACTGAGCGTCAGGCCCGGATCTCGGGCGTCGACCGGAGCCCCTACATTCGCACGATCGTGGAATGGGCCAATGATCACGGGGCAATTGTGCGCCCCGAATCCAGTTCTTACGCGGCGTACGTGGCGGCTCTCGAGCGCAATCAATCGCCCCTGCCCAAGATCAAGTACGAGCTGGTCTTGACAAAGCTCCCTGCTCCTCTGCAGGTCATGCTCGATCCGCGCGAGCCGAGCACTCCGGTCGAGCGGCGGATCGTCTATCTTCCCGTGGCACAGCCCGAGATGGCCCGCGTGGCAGAAGACCCCACCCACGCGACGGCGCCCCACCCAGCGTCGCGACGGGTCAAGGGCTGAGGCGCGCGTTCCTCGAGCGGCTGGGCAGCAGGTGTTCTCCCGAATGGGTTGATAGTGAGCCCCCGAAGGTCTTCCTCGTGATCGACGCCGATGGCACTAGGCGATGGGTCGCCGTGCATCGACGCGCCAGGTGAGATGGCTAGCCGCTACGCACTGGCTGCGAGGACGAGCTGCGCTTCGCCATCGCGGCGACGAAGCAGCCCGTCCAAGCCTTGGCCTTCCCAGAGGCGTTTCATCTTTCGGATTAGATCCGCAATGATGATCAGGAGCCCACGCAGCTCCCGCTTGCGCTGCTCTTCTGCAAGGATTCGCCAAGAAGCCACAGCGCGGTTGATGCCCAGCATTTCCACCCTCCGCGGGCCGGTGAGGTCGGTGCCGCGGTTGAAAACCAGGCTGACTAACGCACCACGCGCATCCTCGGGGAGTAGCTCGACGCCGGGGAAGGTGCGACGGGTCGCGGCGATCCACTTGGGCAACGTGCGCTCCGTGAAGACCTTCATGGCCTGCTCCTTGGTCACAGTGATCCCGCGGAAACGGCCGGCGATCTGCGCGGCGGCTCGGCCCGTGAGTCCGCGGGCCTGCTTGAGACTGGCCAGAGCAAGCGGGTCAAGCACGCCCTGCCAATGGTCCAGAGCCTCCGGATCGGCGCCGATGTCCGACCCGACTCCCAGCGTGATGCCGGACCCGCCCCCGGGCCATTTCCAGGGCTGATCAATGCCTTCCATCTCCACGATGAAGGCGATGGAGCGCGGGGAGATAGTCATGACCGCACGTCGTCAGACGGGACTACCAAGTCCGCACGGCCGGCCGCTTCGATCAGACGTTCTCGCGATGACTCCACGATGCGCGACGGGCCTGGAGGAAGATGAAGGATCGTACCTCCGCTGACTACTGCGTCCTTGCTGACGTGTGCATTGACCAGCTTGAGGACAAAGGCGGCCGCAGCCGACACGGCGAAGAGTCGCGCTTTCCACTCGGGCGGGATGATGGTGGCGAGATCGCCGAGCTCGTAAGGTGCTGCAGCCAGGGCGGCGAGGGTGGCGAGGATGGCGGTGCCGTAACCGGTGAGGGTGGTGCGCCAGTTGGCGCCGATGAGACGTTCGAGCAGTTGGACCATGACAGCTTTTGCCCGCTGTCAAAGGAGGCTATCGCCGCTCGATCCAGCCCACGTATTGCTGCCAAAGCTCGCGGCGGTCCTTTTCACACTCGTCGACCTTGCGCTCCAGGACGACGATGCGGTCCCGCATTTCTGCGATATGCTCGCGCATGTCGCCGATGCGGCCCTCCATGGCCGTGAGCATCAGCCGGCCCACGATCCAGAGCGCCAAGATCAAGCACAGGACGAGGAAGCCCTGCCCGGCTGCTTCTTTTAGGAGCATCTGGAAGGCGGGGTCCATGGATCAGCCTTGGCGCATGATGTCTAGGAGAGCCCCCCGGTGGACCTCCTCATCCGGGAGGAGGTCGAGTCGCTCGAGGTAATCGATAGCGACGGCATCGTCTCCGATATTGCAGGCCACGTAGAGCGCGGCGTACTCCCGCAGCAGTCGACCTCGAGTCGCTGCTGAGACATTGGCGAGCCAGTACGCTCGCAGAGCTTGCATGGTCTGAGTGGACATAGCTAGTTGTAGGCTCGCGCGGTGATGGTCGTGCCGGCCTTGACGGTGACGGAATTGCTCCCGCCCGTGGAATTGCTCCCGCCCGTCTCCGCCCGGAAGCGAAGCGCGAGCGTGCCATTGGCGGAAGGCTTGAGGTGACCGCGGATCTCGAAGGCGCACACCGTCCCGTTGGGCGTCGGGCCGGACGTGCGGACGGTCATGCCGTCGTAGCTGGTCACCACATCGCACCGCGGAGCCGCAGAGCTATCGGTCACCGTGTAGGAGGTGACGTTGTAGCTCAGGCGCGTCTGTGCCGGGCCATTGAGCGCGAGGCCGATGCCTTCGGTACTGGTATTGGTGGTGTAGCTGCCCCGGACGACTACCTCGTAGTCCACACCGGAGAGAACGCTCACCGTCGCTCCCGTCACGTCCGTATAGCTGGTGCTGCTGGTGGTCTGGTCGCTGGCCAGCCAAGCAAAGAGCGGCATGCGCTGATAGTCAGTGCCCGGGGAAGCTGGCACTAATTGCCCTCGATTTACACTACCGACCACAGGCGACACCTTCATCAGCGCGGCATTGCCGCTATTGTACCAGCCGGACGAGCCAATGAAGTCGGTGTCCAGGTAACAATAGCTCGAACCGCCTCCGGAATTGTAGATGCGGAAATCATTGCCGCCCGCGGAGCCCAAATAGGCGCCAAAAACGTCGCTACCATTGTCCCCGTCCCACAGCACCCATTTTTGAGGGAGCCGGCGATGGGAAAGTATGCCCGCGGAGATATTCGCCGCGTCTGTCGCATCGGTCGTGGCGCTGGCGGCGAGGCCGGCGATTTTGCTCGCGGAGATTGCGGCAGTCGGGGAAATTTTTGCGTTTGTAATGGTTCCATCCGCGATCTTTGCGGCGGTCACGGCACTGTCCGCAAGCTTCGCCGTGGTGATGGCGCCGTCGCTGACCGTGAGCGCGCTCAAGCCAAAGACGCCCGAGCCTTGATACGTGACGACCTGCCCCGTGGTGAGCGTGGTGCCGGTGGGGATCTGCACGAGGTAGGCTGTACCGGTGCCGTCGTGGACTTGGAGCGCTCCGCGGCCGGTGGCCAGGGCGTTTGCGCGGAAGCCGACATCGCCCGCTGCAGCCGTGGCCGGCGGGTTCTGCGGGGTAAATTGCAGGAGGCCCTCCGTGCTGATGTTCGCCGGGGCTTCGATCCCACCGTCTCTCAGGGTGACGCCGCCGATTTCTGCGGCGAGGCAAATCGTGTAACCGTCCTTTTGTACCGCAAACAAAGGGCCGCCCCCACTTGCGTCTTCTACTGCGAGAACAAGACCAGAGGACGCCGCATTGGTGTTGCGGAGAATTAGCGCCGGTTCATTCAAGGTCGGTGTAAAGATCGACTTGCCCCGGGTAAACGTCTGCACCGTGCCCAGCGTGGCATAGCTAGCCAGCGTGCTCGTGAGGGAGCTGCTGGTCACATAGCTGGCGAGCGTGCTTGTGAGTCCGCTGCTGGTCACATAGCTGGCCAGCGTGCTCGTGAGTCCGCTGCTGGTGACATAGCCAGCGAGCGTGCTCGTGAGTCCGCTGCTGGTGACATAGCTGGCAAGCGTGCTCGTGAGACCGGAGGGCGAGACGTAGTCGGTGCCGGCGGCCGCATCCGCGAAGCCTCCGCTTCCATTGCCCTTGAGGATCGCCGTACTCGTGCCGGTATCGATCCCGCCTCCGCCAGTGACCGTGCCAGGCGCCCACGTCGAGCCGGTCCATTTGATGACCTGCCCGGTGCTCGCTCCGGTCTGCGCGAGCTGCGAGAGGGCGATCGTGTCGCTCGTCGTGGCCACGGTGCCGGACTTGTTTGGGAGCGTCAGCGTGTAGTTGCCGGTCAGCGAGCTCGGGGCCGTGATGAGCACGGTATTGCTCCCCTGCCCCAGCACGACGCCAGCCGGACTACCGGCGACCGAGGCGACGGTGAGCGTATTGCTCACGCGGAGTGCGCCCCCGGCTCTCAGGGTCAGCACTTTACCTTCGTCGTCAGCGCCCTCGCCGCCATTCGTGGTGGCGAGCGTGGTGATACTCGGCGCATTAGCGATGTACTGCCAGTCGATCGGCGTGGCATGCCAGGTGCCGGTGGTGATGACTCCGAGGGTGTCGATCTCCTCGGAGCCGGTCCACAGCGCGAGGCCGGCGGGCGCGACGTAGTCGGTACCGGCGACGGCATTGGCGAAGCCGCCAGCGCCGTCGCCTTTCAGCAAGGCGGTAGTGGTGCCGGTGGTCGCTCCTCCCCCGGTCACGCCCAGATGAGTGATGAAGGCGGCCTTGTGCGACGGCGAGAGAAAGACGATCGGCGACCGAAGCTCGATGGTCGAGATGCCCGTGGGAGCGCCGATCGAGGCGGCGAGGAGTTTAGGGTCGGTGGGATTGCTCATTCGTTAAGAGGGCTAGTCGGCGACATCCTCGGCGATCTGGATGAGGAAGCTGTCGGAGGACAGCGGGTGCCCGTCGAGCGTGCAGCGGATCTCGGCGACCACCGAGATGGGCTCGGAGAGGATGCCATCGTCGCCGAGGAGGTCGGTGAGGAGGTCGGAGGTCACGTCGAGCTCGACGAGGAAATACTCGTGATCGTCCACGGTGGTGGGCGTGGCGCTGACGTCGAAGAGGAAGTCGGTGTCGGCGCTGTCAGCCAGGCGCATGGCCAGCTTCACGTCGGCGATACCGTCCGCAGTATCGAGCACTTCGCGCCCGTCTCGAGGCACGAGCGCGAGGCGGACTTCGTCGCCGCGCTTCACCACGAGCACCCGAGGGGCGCGGCCGCCTAGGCGGAGACCGCTCTGCGTGGTGGTGGTCTTCTTGTCGCCGCTGGTCTCTTGCGTGACCACGTCGACCGGCGTGCCAGCCTCGGCCGGCAGCCCGAAATAGCTGCGCACCGCGCGAGTCGGCACGGGGCCACGCACTTGCCACTGGAGATCGTAGAGCGTGCGATCGGCGTGCAGCCACGGGATGTACAGGTCGCCGGAAATCAAGAACGTGACCTGGATGGACGTGGCCGCCGACACTCCCGCCCGGACGTAGGAGACCACCAGGGTGGAGACGAAGCGCCCTTCCACCGTGGGCTTGCCGTCGAATCGCCTGAAGTCGATATTGTCCGTGAAAGCGGCGGCAGTGAGCTGGACGCCCGCGGGCGCATTGCCGAGATCCCAATTGTAGGCTTGGCCGGTGCCCGCGTAGGTGACCGGTACGGCGAGCGGAGCGCCGACCTCGCCGGTGATGGTGGTCGGCACGTCGATCAACGGGGCCGCTGTGACGGTGATGGTCTGGCTCGCGCCGAGGTCCTCGCCGATCGTGGCGGTCACATCGAAGTCAGTCGAGCCCGGCGCGGGCGCGAGGATGGTGAGGCGATTGCCTGCGAGCGTGACCCACGCCGGTGCCCCGTCCTCGAGCGCCCAGACCACGGCGGGACTCGTCGCGACCAGCGTGTGCACGTAGGCCTCGCCGGCGAAGACGTCGAGCGTATCGTCTGACGTGATGGACAGCCCGGGCACGGTGATGGTGAGCAGGGCGGAGACGGTGCGGGTGCCATCGGTGACCACGGTGGTCACCCCATAGACGCCCTCGTCCGTGGGCGTGCCGGTGAGGACTCCGGTCTCGTCGTCGACGCTCAGCCAGGCGGGAGCATTCACGAGGCTCCAGGTGAGCGGGGCATTGCCGAGCCGGACGGCGCGGAGCGTGAAGGTGAAGGGCGCTGCGAGCACCGCATTCGCCGTGCTCGCCGAGGTGATGCGCAGACTCGGCGGGATAACCTGGAGACGCAGGGTCAGGCTACCGGTGGTGGTGCCGTCCGTGGCGGTGATCGCAATCGTATAGAAGCCCGTCGCAGCCGTGACCGTCCCGGAGATGGTGCCGTCCGTGCGGGACAGTCCCGCGGGGAGCTGCTGACCCGCGGAGCCGGGATTGCTATCTGCCGTCCAGCCGGTGGCCGTGATATTCGTCGTGATGACGTACTCGAACGGCTGGCCTTGCTCCGCGACCACCGAGGCCGCGGACGTGATCGCCACAGCAGGCGACCCGGTCTCGAAGGTCACCTCCGCGCTCCAGTCGGAGCCGATGGTCGGCTTAGCCCGGGCCGTGCCTTTGCCACCGATCGCGCGCACGCGAGCGGTGAAAATGCTATTGGGCGCGTCGGCGAAAGCGGAGTCGAGCGGGAGCGAAAGGGACTCGACGAGTCCCTCGACGAAGTAGCTTTTCACCTCCACACCGCGGCGAACCTGAATCTCGAAATAGGCTTCGTTATTGCTTGCGTCCTCCCACGTGGCGGTCGCCGAATAGCCAGTGATGTCGCTGATAGCTAGACTGGTCGGAGCCGTGGGCGGGCTGCCCGTGGTAGCGAGCGCGCCCGTGGTGACGCTGACGCCCGTCACGTAGCTGGACGCGCCTCCGCCATCTTCGGAGCGGATGCGGAAATTGTAGGCCGTCGATAGATCGAGCCCGGTGATAGTCACGGTGGCCACTTGGGCCGCGGTGATGGCCGCGAGCGTCCAAGCACCCGAGCCTTTTTGGATCTCCACCCGATGCTGAGCAGCGATCTCGTTTACCGTCCAGGTGAGCGAGACGGCGGCTTTGTTACTGAGCCGACCCTTGACGAGGTGCAAGATGGCGGACTCACCGAGCGAGAAAGCGGAAGGGGCGAGTGGCATAGGTTACGGCTTGTCGATCGTTAGCTTGCCCGAGGAAATGACGTGGAGCAGACCGGTGGGACGCGTGACGGTGTCGACCGGATCCAGATCGACGAGGCGGGCACGCAGGGCGAGGTTGGCGCTGGTAGGGACGGCGCCGGCGGCAATGGTGGAACCGTAGAGCTGGCCGAGCGCTTCGAAGGTGGCGTCTGCGGTGCGGCGGACTTGAGCGCCGAAGCGCACGAGGCGCGGCGTGGGCATGACGATGATCTGCTCGCTCAGGAGCGGCGTGGTGTTCCACTCGATGTCGCGGAGATTGAGCGCAGTCGGGTTCGGGCTGCTCTGTGCCGTGGCCGTGCCGAACTCGAGGACGATCCGGGCCTGCATGGCGGTATTGGCGGCAAGCGTGCGGACCTTGAGCTCGCAGTCGACGTAGACGCGCCATTTCACCCGCAGCTCGCCTTCTTTCACAAAGGTCTGCCAGAGCGTGGTCTCGAAATCGCGCGGGAAGTACGAGTTGCTCGTGCCGCGTCGGGTGAGGCGATAGAGCTGGCGGCCGTCGGAGCCGAAGAACTCGCCAGCGGCGACAATGGGCCGATCGATGCCGGAGCGAAGGGGGAGCGTGATGGCGCTGCCCGTATTGTTGCGGTAGACCTTGCCGGCAGCCGTGGAGACGGAGGGCAGCGGGAGGGCATTGAGATCGTCCACGCTGGCGTCGTGGATGGCCGGGAGGAGCTTCTGGCCCTTGTACAGCGAGAGCTTGGTCTCGTCGACGGGCTGTGCATCGGAGGCAGTCTTGCTGGGAATGACCAGCGTTCGCTTGGGCAGCTCGAGGTCGATGCTGCCTGGGGCGGGCAGATCGCGGGCGGGCGAGGCCTCGGGGAGATAGGCTTCGAGGGCTTGCAGCCGGGAGACGATGCTGGCCAGGTCGCTCTCCAGATCGACGATCTGCGATTTCGTGTGCGTGTGGGCGTTGTAGAAGGCCCCATCTTGCAAAGCCATGAAAAGGACTTCGACGCCATTGCTGGCCGGCGGCACGGCGAAGGTGAGAGCGATGGCCGAATTGCTGGGGAACGAATAGATGTACTCGCCGCCGAACTGCAGCGTGCGGCGATTGGCGTCGTTGACGTAGACGGCCACGATGCCTTTCCGCGTATTCAGCGTGTGAGTGATGGTGAACTCCTTCAGCGTCCCATTGCCAATGACTTGGGAGAAGCCCGGAGCCGCGTAGAGGATCTGATCGGTGGTGGCCTGGACGTAATCGCGCGCGGCGCCCGGCACGAGGAAATCGACCACGCGCACGGCCGTGAGCTCCTTCCACTTTTGCTCGCGGACGATGCGGATCGGGTGCTGGCAGAGGGTGACGATCTTGCCCGGCGTCTCTTCGTCTTCTGGATCCTGCTCGTCGTCGAGGACCTCGGCTTCGATCTCGAGCGTGGTGTCGATGAAATTGACGACGTTGCCGTCGGCATCGAGCGGATTGCGGAGCTCAGTGTCGAGGTTCTCGCGATCGTACGGGATGGAGAAGTGCACGGTACCGGGCGGGAACGATTGCACGATGACCTCGATGATCGACTGCTCCGCGCCGGCGAGCTCTCCGACGAATTCCACGTGCTCGTAGTTGGTCTCGACATTGCTGACGCGGAACCGCTCGGCCTTGTCGGAGTACATGGCATTCAGGGCGGCGGCAATGTCGGCCGGGCCATCCTGCGGGCCGAGCACACGCGTGGTCTTGAGCGCCCAGCGGAGCGAATAGGTGCCGCGAAATTCGGGCGGATAATAGATGCGCTGGATCTCATTGACCGCGTCTGCCTCGCCGCTGCTCGGCGCTCCGGTGACGAGACGCTCGACGCTGGGGGCGGGCGCGAGCTTGCGCTCGAAGCCGTCGACGTTCCAAGCAAGGGGCTCTTGGATGAGGCGGATCTCGTACCAAATGCGCCCTGCGCGCTGTTTGCGGCGGATCCGCACGAGGGACTCGGGGGAAAGGGTATTCACGTCGCCGGTGACGACGGCCAGCTCGGTCTGCTGGGTGAACGAGACGAGCCAGCATGCCGGCGCGCCGAGCTCGGAAAGGGCGACAGCTTCGACGGCGTTTACGGCCGTGACAAACTCGGAGATCGTGGCGTCCCAATCGATCGGGCCGACCTCGGTGCCCTCGATCTTAATGGAGAACTGTCCGCTGGCCGGAGGAGCCATGATTTTCCCCACGGACACGTTGAGATTGCGGATGCGGAGATCCTGCTCAACCAGGGTATTGGTCTCGTCGAGCGCGAGGAAGCGGAGGGAATAGGTGCGCGTGTCGCCCAGGACGTGATCGGGCAGGAGGAGCTCTCCCCCGGTCGCATCGGTCAACGTGCCAGTGCGGAGATTAGCGAAGAGGGACAGGACGACGCTCACGTGGGCGCGCGTCTGTCAAAGCGAGCGCGGTGGTCGCGAGTCTACTGGAGCAGGGTGGACTCGGGCGGCTCAGGCTGGAAATCGAGACCGAAGAAGAAGGGATCGAGGCTCAGTTTTTCAAAGGGCCACTCGGGATTGAGCGGCTTTTCCTCGAGCTTCTTGGCCTTGGCCTGCTCGGCATCGCGCGTGAGGCGATTGGTGAGGGCATCGTGGGCGGGCATGGGTCACACGGTCCAGAATTTGCCCGTGACCTGCGAGCGATTGAGCGAGGCGAGGGCGAGGGCGATCTCGGTATTCACGCGGGCGAGCTCGGCGTTGACGATGGGCTGGGCGAGGCCTTCGCCGATGGGGACCTGGAAGGTGATGGGCTCGTCGGCGAGCGGATCGACGAAAGTGCGGGTGGCGTGGTGGAGGTTCCAGAAGACTTTGTACTCTGCGTAAGGCGTCCACGTGCCGTCGGGCTCGGCGCCGGCGCCGGCGTCCGGCGGGGAGACGATCCAGAGCGTGGCGAGATGGATCTCGTCCTGCTCGGTGTCGCCTCCCTGCAAGAGGAGGCCGAAGAGGGCGTCGAGCGAGCGATCGGTGCTCGGCGGCGTGTACTTGCTGACGACTCGAAGCGTGGCGCGATTGCCCCGGGCGCTGGCGTAACCATTGGCGTAGGTGACCTGCACGTCGACCACCGCTTCTCCGGTCTCCAGGACAGTGTCGCTCGGGGTGTAGCTGAGGCGCTGGGCCAGGCGCGGCTGGGAGAGGACGAGATCGACGGCGCGGATCTCGCGCGTGCCTTCGGCGACGGCCGTGGGAGCAGTGAGCGAAAGGAGATCGCCTCCGCCCTCGGGCGTGCGGATCCCGAGCCGGCGGAAGGCGGCCGGAAAACCTTCGGCGGGTGCCAGGCGGAGATCGCCCGTCTCCGGCGACACGAGGCTGGACGAGGCCAGAGGATTGCGCCAGGCGTTGACCCGCAGGTACGGCGCGGGCGAAGCCGTGAGCGGGACGTCGCGCACGGCAGGGACTTCGAGCGCTCGCTCGGTCCACCAGGCGGCGGGCATGACGATGTGAGCGTCGGCTTTTCCCACGAAGCCAGGCTCGATGCTCAGGCGCCACTCGCCGCGCACCTCGGCATCGCGCGGCACGTCGAGCACCGTCCACTCGGCGCGGATGGTCCAAGGATGGAGCGGCGCGGCGGGATCGCCCGTGGCGGAGATGAGAAAGGCTCCGCCATTCTCGCGCACATCGACGCCGAGGCCGGAGATCGGCCAAGCATTGGCAATGATGGCGCGGGCTTCTTCCCACTCTTGCACCGGGATTCCGACAGCCATTGGTCAGTAGAAGAAGTGGCGCACCGCGGTCTTGCCGTCTTTGCCAAAGGCGAGGCGATGCTGGAGAGGGAAGTGGGTCATCTGAAAGACGGCGACGGATCCATCGGCGCGGCGGCGCAGCATGGCCAGCGGGTGCCGGGCTTGCAGGCCGCCTTCGCCAAAGGCGCGAGCGGCGCCCCCGGTGTACGGCGTGCTCGTCGCGCGGCCGTCGTCGGTATCGGGATCCGCGACCTGGACGATCTCGGCCGAAAGGATGGCGTAGCTCTCGGCGTCGCAGCGGACGTGCAGGGCGATGTAGCCGCGATCCTGCTCGTCGAGCTCGAGCTGCTCGAACTGCAGGAGGGGCGCGGGACGCGTGGCGAGATCGACGCCATCGATCGTGGCCGGGACCTTATTCACCGTGCCGGGGCGCACCATGGCCTGCGTACCTCCCCGCAGGGTCACTTGCCAATAGCCGGAGAAGCTCTGCGGTTGCTGGACGAAGTCGATGATGGTGCCGCGGCCGGTCGGCTTCAGGCGGCAATTGGTGCCAGACTTCAACTGAAGCTGCTGGACTGCGGCGCGCATGGCATTCCAAGCGCCGGGCTGTACGGGCTCGCCCGAGCGGGCGACCGGGATCTCGATGGGCGTCATAGACCGCCGGTCGTGAGCGAGCCGGTACTGAGGCCAGCCGCCCGCGTGGAAGAGCCAAACTGCGGCTCCTTGTAGACGAGGGGATTGACCCCACGCGGGCCAGACATCTTGAAGCGCATGGAGATGCTCTTGGCATTGCCCTTGCGGGTCACGTCCGGCATGAGCTTGAGGAAGTTTCGCCCTTTGGGGAGCGGGATGCCCAGGAGGCGCCAATAGGGAGGCACGGCCACGGCGACGCCCACGCCATCGAGGAGGTTATTCGGCACGATCCGTACGGTCATGCGGACTTCGTACATGCCTTCAGCGACAAGCCAGGAATCGACGCCGTAGAGTTCATTGGGGATCTGGCCGGTGGTGGTATTGCCTCCGCCCGCGTGGACGTTGGTGGAGCTGGCTTTTTGGCGGAGGAACTCGGGGAAGCCGACGACTCCGTCTTCCTGCTTTTCCCACGGGCCGTAGGTGGCATTGAGCTCGGCCCAGTTCGGATTGCTTTTGATGGGCTCTTGCGAGTCGGAGCCTTTGAGGGAGACCTCGATGCCGTCGTCGCCGCGGGGAGCGTCGCCGTGGAGGCCTTCGTAGTTGAGGTCGAGCTTCCAGCTCCCGGTCTCCGTCTCGGCGTAGACGCGGTCCTTGTAGAGGAGCTGGACCCCGTCGGGCGGGCGCGGCGTGTAAGTGAGCGCATCGGCGAGGGTGTCCACTTCCCAGGACACGGTGAGCTTGGCCAGTCCGGTGGTGTCCGATGCTCCGCGAGCACCGAGCATGCGGAAGGGTGAGGTCGACATGCAGGAGGCTGCATGTCAATCGGGCGCAGGCTGGGCTGCTACTTCTTCCAGCCCCAGCCCTGCTGGATCTCGCGCGAGGGGTTCGGCGGCGTGGGCTGTGGTGCGATGGGACCGCCCCCGAGGCCGAGGCGTTGCGCCTGGGTGACGGAGCCGGCCGTGACGGCGCGCCCCGGACGCAAGGCGAGGAGGGTGCTCCCGCGGAGGTAGGCAGTGGCCAGCTCGGGCTGCGCATAGCCGCCGAGGCTATTCTTGGCCCGATAGCTAAACTCGACGACCCAGCAGGGCTCGCCCTGCCAGTCGCCGGTGCGAGGCGGGACGATCTGCACGACCTGAAGGGAGTCGGGATCCTTGAGCTGCTGCTTGAGGGCGCGGACGACGGCGGAAGGGAGCGTGGTGCCGTAGGCGACAGGCGGCGCGCCATGGATGGCCTCGGGCGACCCGGGAGCGGGCGTGGGAGAAGCCGTGGCAAGAGAGCCGAGACCCTGGAGGGCGAGGACGATAGCGATGGCGGCAAGCGCGGTCATAACGAGGAGGACTTTCAGACAGCCTTTCACGAGCGGGAAGGTGACTCGAAAATGGCGCGGAGCAAGGACCAGCGCGCTAGATGAAGACGAGCGGGGCGACCACCGTCTGCGGCTTCTGATTGCGCACGGTGCGATCGATCGAGGCAAGGAGCGCGGTGTGCCGCTTGTTTTCGTCGAGGAGCGGATCGGCACCATAGCCCCCGAGAGCGATGCGCTGGAGACTGGAGACGCCTCGCGGAGTGAGCTCGCCAGACACGGTGCCGCCTGGGGCGCCACTCACGGTGGGATTGGCGGCGAGCTGGGCGACGCTGGTCTGGTTGACCTTTTCCATGGCGGCGGCAAATTGGTCGGCGAGGCGATCGTTCAACGCCTTGGTATCGAAGAGGGTCTGCCCTTCGCGAAAGCCACGAGTGATGGCTGCGACGGTGTTGCCGATGGTGGCCTGGAGCCGTTGGTTGGCCAGGTCGACGGTCGGGGCCAGGCTTTGACTGGCGCGGCGATCGAGTTCGCCGGCGGCAGTGCGCTGTTGAGCAGCATTGTCGCGGGCCGCGGTCGCTCCGCTACGGAGGAAACCGAGCCCGGGCGCAGAAGCGAGGTAGTCGATGAGGTTGGCGACGCCCTCGAGCATGAGAGCATTGAAGCGCGAGGCCGCAGCGAGCAGGGATTCGGCAAGGCCAACCCAGAAGCTCGGAGTGACCAGCGTCTGCAGGACGGCGACGGCATTGTTTGCGCCCTCGACGAGGTACTGCCAGATCCCCTGCCCAAGGGCATCGAAGACGCCGGCGAGGAAATTGCCCAGCTCCGCAAGAGCGATCTGGCCGGTGGTGAGGAGTGCCTCCCAGATGGAGCCGTCGGAGAAGGACTGGATGAGGACGGCGATGACTTCGCCGACTTGCTGCCCGAGCTTGGCGAGGTCGAGCTTGGCAAACCCGTCGAGCAATGGGAGAAGGACCGGGGCGATGCGCTCGGCGGCACCGACGAAGAACGCCTGCGTCTTGAGACCGGCGAGGGCGAGCTTGTCGGAGACGGCGTCGAAGAGACCGGCATTGCGGCTGAGGATCTCGGCTTGGCTGCCTACTTGCTCGGCGGCGTCGCCGAAGCCTTTGCTGGCAAAGGTGGAGAGCAGCGAGGCGCCTTGCTTGCCAAAGAGCGCCATGGCGACGGCGGTCTTCTCGGCCGGATCCTGTAGGCCATCGATGGCGGCACCGAGCGCGCGAAATTGCTCGACGGGCGTGAGCTGGCGGAGCGTGTCGAGCTCCAGACCGAGACGGGCGATCTCGGCATTGGCCGTGCCCTCCTGCAGGGCCTTCTGCATCTTGTTGATGGCTGGCGCCACGTCCTCGGCGGCCTTGCCGGAATTGCGAAACTCCTGCTGCAGGATGAGCATCTGATCGACGGCGATGCCGGTATTGGCCGCGAGGTCGTTCAGATTGCCGCCCACGTCGAGCGCGGCGGCAAATTGTTCGCCCGCCTTGGCAATGAGCGCACTGCCAAGGATGGCTTTCACGGCGCCCATGGTGCGGGCAAAGCCGCCCTGCAGATCGCGCAGGCGGCGGTCGATGCGCTCGACGACTGCCGCCAAACGCGAGTCGTCGCCGTCGAAGATTGCAGTCGCCTTGCTGGCCATGCCGGAGCGCGGCTGTCAAAGCCAGGCTGGCTCGGTCTTTAGCCAGAGACCTTCTTTTGCTTTGCCTCGTACTCGCGGTCGGCTTGCTCGCGGGCGACATTGCAGCTTCCTTTGCCGGATCGGCAGTAGCGGCAGCTTTTGCACGTCTTGCAATGCTGACAGGGGGTCTCGCCTTTGCACGTGCCGGCGTGGGACTGGCCGAAAAGGAAGAAGAATAGGAAAAGGAAAAGGAGGAAGGGAGGCATGGTGTGACCCTTACGTAAGGCCCGAGTCGCGGAGGGCTTTCTTGATCATGGCGTCGGCAACACGGTCCAGCTTGCGCGCCTGGTAGTCGATCACTTTTTGAACCCGGCGCTGGTAGTCGCTGACGTTGCCGACGAACTTCACGGCGCTTTCCAGCTCGAGACGGAAGAGGCCGAGGCGATCGATCTTGCGCAAGTCGCCCGGGGAGGTGGGATGGCGACGCACCCAGGCAGGCAAGGCGACACTGAGACGAGTGGCTGCGGTGATCCAGCCGGCGGCGAGCCAGCCGACCTCGCGCTTGAGGCTGGCGATGATGGCCAGCACGACGTTCTGTGCGGCAAAGAGCTTGTCTTTGCGATTGCGCGGGTTGACGCGGCCGCTGGAGGGGACGCGGGCGCGCTCGTGCGCGGCGAGGATCTCTTCCTTCGACGCAAGGGCCGCTCGAGCCCCGCGGCCGACGGCGAGCACGGGCTGGACGATCTTGAGCAGATCGGTCTGCACGATGGTCTCGCCCGCTTTCCGGGCGGCGGTACCGGTGACACCCTGCGAAGCCGGCGGGGTGATGGCCACGATATCGCGGATGAAGCCTTTGGCTGCCTGGGTGACCAGCTCGTTGCGGCTCTTTTTCACATACGGTTGCACGCGCCGAATGGAGGCGCGGAGCTTGGACATGTCGAAGGAAGAGGCCATGCTCTTATGGGGCGGCGTCGAATCGGGCGAAGACCTCGGCCAGATCCGGGTGGACCTCTGGCGCAAACGCAAAGGGGAGATCTGCTGCTGCGAGCCGCTCGAGCTGGACCTCGGCACTTTCGCAGGGCTCGTAGGTGAGGCAGCGATGCTTGCGCAGGATGCTATGCCAGAGCTGCTCGCCGACAGCGACGGGCAGGTGAAGCAGGAGGTACTCGAGATCGCCTCCTCCGATGTTGGCTTCGGCCATACTGGTGACCCGGGAGGCCAGCCAGTATGGCTCGATCAGTTTGGGTCTGCGGCTTCCGGCGTGGCGTCCGCTGGCGGCCTGGCGACGACGCTGGCCGCGTCGATCTCGTCGAGGGTGTCGAGCTGAGCCATGGCCTGCTCGATGGCCTCGACGGGCACGTCGGCCAGCCAGGGCTCGACGACCTGCACCATGAACTCGACAAAGGCGGCATCGTCGTCGCCCAGCTCGGTGCGGAGACGCTCGTGCTGGCGGATCCCTCGCGAGACTTGGTCGAGCGGCGCAATTTGAAGCCACATGAAGGCGTGGATCTGGTCTCGCTGCTGGAGCGGCGTGAGCGTGGCAATCGCCTGCTGACCTCCGCCAATCTTCAGCCCGAGGAGCTGCATATTGCTAAGCTGCAAATAGCCAATCGGACCAAGGCGTGGGGCGCCTTTGGCGTGCGCGACGGCGTCGAGGAAGGAGAGGGCGTTTTTGCGGTGGCGAGGGGTCATGGATTTAGCATTGGGGATTTAGGATTTAGCATTGGGAAACAAATCCCCTTGCGCGAGTTCGCGCCGGATTCGTTCCACAGCAGTCTTGAAGTGTTCGGGGTCTTTCTCGATCCCGATGAAGTTGCGCCTCTGGCGCACACACGCCGCCCCCGTAGATCCGCATCCCATGTAGGGATCGCAGACCGTTTTGCCTTCGATGTATTTCAGGCACCACGCCATGAGCGCTATGGGTTTTTGTGCGGGGTGGAGTTTCGGGCCGTTTCCCACATTTTCTTCCCCTTCGCGGACGATTCCCCGCCATAGCTGGCGGTGAATTCGCGTGCTCATATCCTTGTTTGTCCAAGCGATTTCCACGTCCCCGAAAGCGCACGGTGCCTTGTCACCGAGCTTGTCCCATATCAGCCACCCCCGAGAGTTGGGCAGCTTGGATGCGTAGTTATTGGCCCCCCATAGGAGGACTTCATTGTAGCCGAGCAAGTGGGACGGGTCGAATGGCTCATCGTCGTGCAGCACGTTCCGCCAGCCGCGATCATGCTTTCCGTCCCCGCTATTTCCGGCACCCCATGAGAGCCCTATTTTTCTGGACCGATTCGCGCCGTAGTTGAAGTTTATTCCATAGGGAGGATCGCTGACGATTGCGTCAATCCCATCGAGTTGCGGGAGGATTTCCCGGCAGTCGCCAAGATAGAGAGTCACGCCGCTGCCGACAAATTCAGGCGAACAAGACGAGTGAGCCAATACATGCCCGCCGGTCACGTCTTGGGTGGTAGCGGAGTCAAGCGCGGCGGTCATGTGTGGCTCCTCTCTGCGTTCAATGATCAATGCTCAATGCTAACTATCACGCGGCTCTGAGGATCTCGGCTCGCTTGCTGGGGTTCTCGACGAAGCGGAGGAAGCGGGTGCGGTCTTTTTCGCCCAGGGTGCGGGGGACCATGGCGGCGTGCCGGGGGCCAAAGCGGACGATGCCGTCGGGGACGGCGCGCGGGATCTCGCGCAGGAGCCAGATGAGATTGCGGATGGCGGCTTCGAGCCAGGTCTCCGGGCGCTCGATGTTCTTGAGCTCGGCTTGGGTAAAGCGCGGGGTGTAGGAGAAAGCGCGCTGATAGGTGAGGGCCGTGCGGATGAGGGCGAGCGGGTGGCGCGGATTGGCGCAGAGCCAAGCGTGATCGTCCCAGGCGTCCTGCATGGTGACGGTAGCGAAGCGGCCGTCTGCGCTCATGCTTTTGAGGGTCCAAGTGCAATCGAACCGAGTCTCGCCGCGGACCACTTCGTAGACGCAGGTGAAGAGCTGCTGGCCGTGCGGGGGAATGCCCAGGGCCAGCAAGGCCGCGACGAGTAGCGTGGTGTCGCTGCGGAGCGGATCGGTGCGATCGAAGATCTGCACGAACGATCCTCGAAAATCGGCCATAGGGAGAGCGCGCGAAACCTAGCTGGCGCCCGGGTAATGGGTGCCCTCGGCCATGGATTCGTCGAAGTCGGTGCTCTTGAGCGTGTGCTCGTACTTCTTGACGACCTTCACCCCTCCGCTGAGCCCGGTGATGGTGAGGGTGGCCACGCCCACGGCAGTGGCGGGGTCGCCGCCGCCCTTGAACGAGAAATCGTTGGTCGGGTTGAAGGCGTTCACCTTCTTGATGGCGCCATTCGTGCCCCGACGCTCAGCGACTTCGGTATTGTTCGTCACCTTGACCTCGTCGAGATAATCGCCCAGGCCGGAATCTGGGGAACCGATGGAACTAGTGATCGTGGTAGGCATAGCGAAAAGTGCGAGTACGTGTGAAACGGGCTGTCAAACAAAGGCCCAGGCGACACGGAGCTGGATGCGGGTGACGAGATCCTCGCCATCGACGCTGGCTGAGAGGAACTCCGAGGCAGCGCCATAGGTGGCCACGGTGACGGCTTGGCGGGCCGCGAGCGCGTCGAGCAGGGCCTCCTGCGCAGCAGTATCGGCCAAGAGGGCGGCAAGGAGGGCATCGACGCGAGCCTGGTGCTCGCGCTGCGCGGTCTCGTCGCCCATGCGGCTGCGGAGCTCGAGCGTGAGGGTGCCTTTGCGCCGGGGGCCATAGGGCGCGTACTCGCCGCTGATGGTGAGGCAGGGACGAGCCAGATCCGCCCCATCCTGCGCGGCATGGATCTGCGGCGGCTGACCGAAGAGCTCGCGGAGATCCTCGTACTCGTCGCTGCTGAGGACGGCGGCGAGCTCGGCGTGGAGCAAGTGATCATTCACGGCTCAAGCCTCCTTGCACTCGAGCATGAGCGCGGGATCGCCGATGGCATCGCGGACCTTGAGGACGCGATAAGTCTTAGCGCCCTCGACGACAAGCGTGCGCTCCGGGGTGATCGTGATGCCGGCGAGGAGCGTGCGGCGGATCCGAAAGGCGACATCGCACGAGGGGAGGATGCCGGCGAGCTCGGTGGTGCCTCCGGTGCTGCGCGTCCAGCGTGCGGCGGCGAGGTCGGCACTGGCTCCCACGCGGACGGTCGTGGGGAAGAGAGACTCCAGCTCGGTCTGCACGCGACCGCGAAACCGGGTAAGCTGCCCGGGATTCACTTGTCAGCGACCGGGATGACGGGGAAGTCGCACTCGGCTTCCTCCTGCTTGACCTTGTGGGCCTTGACCTTCTTCAGCCAAGCCTTTTGGTTAGCCGACCAGCGATAGCCTCGGGCCTTGGCCAGCTCGCGATCGTCGAAGCTGACGAGGGCCTGCAGGGTGACGATGGGCTGCATGGCGCACTCGAGGATGGGCTGGAGCGGATAGGCATCGAGGATGCGCAGCATGGTGAGCACATCGAAGATGGCCCGATGAGCAAACGGATTGAGGAAGCCGTGCTCGGCCGCGAGGTGGACGAGCTTGCGCGTGGTGATGTGAGGGGGGAACTCGATATCCATGCACGTATCGATCCAGGGCGTCGTCCAGGGATACGTCTCGGCGACGTGATGAAACGACTCGTCCTCATCGTACCGGCGCATCTGCGCCTCGAGCATGGGGCGATCGAAGCCGGCACCATTGTGGGCGACGATGAACTCGCACTCATTGATGAGGGCAATGAGATCGCGGAAAGCTTCGTACGGGGAGCGACCGTGGAGGCGCAGCATGCTCTCGGTGATGCCGGTGAGCTGCGCGATCTCCGGCGTGATGACCGGCGCATCGTCATGCGCGACCAGCGCGGAGAAAATCTGGACGGGCTGACGCTGATCGGTATCCCAAAGGACTGCGCCGATTTCCGTGATGCGATCGGTCTGGAAGTCCAAGCCGGTGGTTTCGAAGTCGAGGCCAAGTAGCAGCATGCCCGTGAGTGCCTGTCAAAAAAACTACAGCCCGCATCCGTCGACTCTCGGATGCGGGCTGCGATGACCCCGAACAAAGTGAAGGTTAGCCTACCGCTAAGCAGGCGAGCCGCGCGGCGACTTGGGCTGCTTGGGCGGTGCCGCGGGTACGTGTGCGGCGGGCGGATCGATGTCGTCGGCGAGCTCGGGCTCGGGGCTCGGCTCGGGCTCAGCAGCAGGCTCGGGCTCGGCCATTGCCTCCTGACGGAAGACCTTTTTTTTGATGACGCCCTGATCGGACATCAGCAAGTGCAGCTCGGCCAGCTCGGGAGGCGCCTCCGTGACGGTCTTTTTGTACAGCTCATTGGCTTGAGCCACTTCCATGACCTCGGCCTGGAACCGAGTTTGCCCGTGCAGACGAGCGACGAGGACGGCGTAGCGCATGATCAATTTGAGCCCTTGATCAGGCCTTTTTCGACCAGCGAGGCCCGGAGCTCATTGGTGAGGTCCGTGAGGGCCAGCACGTCCGCGCGAAGCTGATTGACCCGCGCGACGAGATCGGTCGCTTGCGTCTGACCAAAGCCGTAGGGCGAAGAATTCGTCGGAGCCGTGGTGGCAACGGCAGCGCCTACGGTGGTCGTGACTGCGGCCTGCGCCGTGCCCGCCCGCTGAATGACGGGCGTGGCTCCGTGGAAGGCGAGCTTCTGCGCCGTGGCCGTGGCAACCTTCGTGCCGGTACTGGTGCCGACGGCGAAGTCGACGCCCTCGGCCAGGGTGGTATCGGCGGCGGAGGAGACCACGTCCGAATCCTGCGCTCCACCGGCCGCGAGCAGGCCGAGGTCTTGCATGGCCTGGCGTGCGGTGCGCGTATTGGCCGGCTGGGCGACGGGCGCGACGCCAAAGAAGCCGAGCGTCTGCTGCGCGGTGGTGGCGATCTGGTAGCCGGCGCCGGTGTCGCGGATCTGCGTGCCAGCAAAGGCGACGTAGCCGAGGAGGAGCGCTGCTGCGACTAGCAGCGTGATAGCGGTGAGGTTGGCCTTGAGTTTGTGCATAGCGAGGTGTGGAGCGATGGCGCCGGTGAAGACTGGCCTAGGCGGAGACGATGCGCTTGAGGGCGAGCTTCTCGCCGAGCGCCTTGCCGTAATTGACCTCAATGACGCGCTTCATCGTGTCGGTGTCCGGGTCGAACCACATGCGGTACTCGAACGCAATGCCGGTGTCGGGATCGTCGATGATGCGGTAGTCGACGATCTTGCCATTGTCGGCCGGCGCTACGGGGCTGGTAGCCACTAGGATGGCGGACTTGAAGCAGGCCATGCCGACAAGGTTCTGGCCATTGCTGGGAATGGCGGGGCTTGTGCCGTAGTCGAAGCCGTAGACGCGGGGGAGGACGCCCGTATTGACGGTGGTCTGGCCGGCGACGGTGAGGTCGCGGCGGAAATTTGCATCCTTGAGCAGGGCGCCGTCGTAGTCGGGATTGACCAGGAGACCGCGGCCGGTCTCAGGCCAGGGGACGGTGGCCCGACCCAGGGTAAAGGTGACGCCGGTAGCGGTGGCCGTGGCATTGGCGGACAGTGTGACGGTGGTCGCATTGGTGTAGCCAGCAATGGTGGTATTGGCCGGGATGCCGTTGCCCGAGATGGTGGTGCCGATATCGCTCGGGGTGAAGCGAGCAGTAGCGCTGGTGACCGTGGCGGACGTGTCCGTGGTGGCGCCATCGGTGACGCTGGTCGGGCCGGTCTTATTATTTCCGCAGGCGGTGCGGATATCGACAATGTCGTCGCTATCAAAACCGGAGGCAGCGCCGGTGAAGACGGCCGGGCCGAAATTTGCGGCGGTGACAAGGCCGAGCACATCCTGGATGAGATCGTAGGCGAGCTTCTCGCCCTTCATCATGCCCATCTGCTCGACATTCAGTCGGGGCTGGCGAGCCAGCTCCGCGGAGGTCGCCTTGAGCGGCTGATAGGCGCGCTCCGAGACCGTGATCTCGCGGAAGTCGGTCTTGCTGCCTGCACCGGTGGCGAAGTCGTAGGTGCCATTGAACGACTTCGACGCGATGCCCTGCAGCGGGATGTAGGGGACGCGGACCTTATCGTCGCCCTGGAGCTGCACATTGCGGAAGACGGTGGAGAAGACCATGAGCGGGGCGATGGCCCGCTTGTAGCTCATGAGGGCGGCACCGAGGAAGGCACTGAGCTGGAGCTCGGAGGCGATGTCGTTCGTATTCGGCGCAGCATTCAGCTCGCCGCGACGGAGAGAGGCGGTGCTAAGCGTGGCCAGGACGAGGAAGCCGAGGGTGAGCGCGGCAGCAAAACCGTGAGTGGTGGCGATGCTCACGAGGAGCAGCGCGGAGAGGGCGGCGAAGAGTTGCTTGTGATTCATAACAAAGAGGCGTGACGAGTGAGCTATAGGGTGGAAAGAGGTGTCAAAGGTGGGTTAGCCAATCTTGGCGCCGGCAGCGCGTGCGGCTTTGTAGATGGCGTCTCCGTCGGTGCGGAGCATGGCCGTGCGCTCCCCCGGGGTAGCCGCCATGAACTTCTCCAGGATGCCTTTGCCAGTCTCTTCGGCGGAGGGAGGCACGACTTGGTCGGCTTTGATGCCCTTTACCTGCAGGGCAGCCTCCGCGAGAGTGAGCATCTCCTTGGTCCTGCCGTGAGCCTTGCGCTCGGCGTCGCGCTCTTCGATGGCCGTGGCCAGCTCGGTCCGGGCCTGATCGCGCTCCTGAGTCGCGGTCCGGGCCGTCTCAATGGTGGACGCAAGCAGACCCTTGGTCTTGCCGTGATCGGCTTCCTCGGCGCCGAGCTTGGTTTCGGCCGCGTCGCGATCGGCGCGGGCCTTTTGCAGCTCGGCCAGGGCCTCGGGGAGCGTCTTGGGCTCGATGTCCTCGCGACGCGCCGCAGGCTTGGGCGGCTGCTGCTGCGACTGAGAAGGGGGAGCCTGCTGCTGCTGACTGGCGCCGGGTGCCGGCGGAGCGTCGACGGCAGATGCAGACGCAGTGCCGAAGAGACAGAAGAGGGTGGTGACGAGAGCGAGAATGAAGAGGCGGGCTTGCAACATGCCCGCCGAGGCCTGTCAAACCTGCGGCAGTAAAACCGGTTTTACTGACCGTCGAACTTGCCTTTCGCCAAGGCGGTGAAGAAGGCCTGAGCGGAGGGGACAAAACGGTCGACGAGATTGGCGTCGAGGGCGGCTTTGTTGTTCAACGTCTGGCCCTGCATATGAGGCACGTCGATGGCGCGCATATTCGTCACGTCGCGGGTAAAGAGGCGGTAGCCTGCATCGACATTAGCCTGGAGATAGGCGCGGTCTTTGTCGCTCAGCGGCTTGCCCATGAGGCCGAGCGCCTTTTGATCACCGGCGCGGAAGAGCTCGAGCCGCACGCCACGCTGGCTGAGGTATTCCACGAAGTCGTAGAGGGCGATATAGACGCCGATGGAGCCGACCTCGGCGGTGGGGGTGGCGACGATCTGCTCGCACTGGCTGGCGAGCCAATAGGCAGCGGAAGCGCACAGGTCGTCGGTGAAGGCGATGAGGCGACGCGTCTTGCCCGCCTGGCGAAGGGCGGCGGCGGTCTCGGGGATCCCGGTGATGATCCCGCCCGGACTGCGAAACCACAGCACGACGGTGGATCCGGCGGGCGCTGCGCTGACGGCGGCGGTGATCTCGTCGACCTCGACGGCGTCGAACCAGTAGCGATCGGTGGTGGTCCAGCCTCGTCCTACGGCGCCCCAGACGAGGAGGACGGTGAGATCGGCGCTGACCTCGGGCAGCAAGCCCTGATTGGCCGTGATGTAGCTCTCGTCATTGAGCGGGACATAGCCAGCTTGCGGGGTACCCTCGCGATCGGTGAGGGCGCGCTGGCGCACCTCGCCGCCGATGATGAGCTGGCTGAGGGCGACAAAAGCCTCGGGCCGGATGGCCCAAGGCTGCGCGACGGTGCGGGTGAGGAGCTCGACATTCAGGGGTCTCATGGCTGCTGCTGGGCTGGATCGGTGGACGGCTGCGGATCGGGGTTGGCAGGGGGCGAGCCCTGGGTGGTGGAAGTAGGCCAGGTCTGGTCGTAGGTGCGCGGCGGCAAGCCGAGGCCCTCCAGCTTGGCATTCATGCGGGCGAGCTTTTCATGCCGGCGCTCGATGACGGAGAGGTTTTCATTTTCGACGTCTTCGTCGTCCTCGCCGGTGAGGCCGTGGAAGGAGCTGATAGACATCCGATTTGTGGCGACGAGGTCGGCGTAGAGCTTGCCTTCGCGACCGAAGTCGACGGTAAGATCCGGAAGGGGAACGGTCTTGTGCTTCAACCAATCGCGCGGGATCGGCCCGGGGATGGCGCCGGCGCGGATCCGATTCCAGGCGAAGAAGAGATTCCAGCGCTCGCAGAACTGCGGCTTGAGCTGGAACTCGCGGGCGTGAGTATTTGCGCCCTTTACGCGCTGAAGCTGCATGCGGACCTCGGTACCCTGGGTGAGGCCGGCGAGAAAGAAGACGTAGGCGGGCGGACGCTTGGTGGAGTAGGCGACTTCGCGGAGGATGTTGTCGAGGAAATCGGTGACGGCCGTCCCGGGGCGATTGCTCTCGATGGTCTGGAGCTTGGTGCCGGGCGGGAGCGTGGGGATCTGGACATCGTCGGTGCCACGCTCGCCAAAGAGCTTCTGCACGGTGTACTTGGTGCCGTCGGGATTCTCCACCGTCTCGACTGAGCCCTCGCCGCCGAAGATATTCTGCGGCTTGGCCATGGCGGAAGTCGGCTGGGCCTCGATGGCAAAGCCCATGCGCTCGCGGGCGAGCGTGCCATTGGCCAGGGCCTTGTGAATATCCTCGCGGCGAAAGAGGCGCTTGGCGACGGAAGCGAGGGCGGGCACGCCTCGGATCTCGCCCGGCAAAAACGGGTCGTGGAAGTGCAACATCTCGGAGGCCGGGACGGTGATGGATTTGCGCTGGCCGGCATAGTCGACCACGATGACCTTGTACTCGATCGGGCGGCCGCGGGAATTGCGACGGACGCCATCGCGCCAGCCGCTCTCAGGGCTCTCGGTGCCGTCGCATTCCACGCGATAGCCGGGGATGAAACTCATGGCGGGCATGCCGGTCTCGGGGAGCGACTCGATGAGCTGGCCAAACATGTCGCCGTAGAGGCGGATGCCGCGGCGGATATTGTACTGCGCGGTGTAGACGTCGCTCTGGCCGTCGGCAGAGAAGATGAACGGATCCTTATTGGCGGCGTGGAAGAGATCGGTGATGGTGCGATTGTAGTCTGGATCGCTGCTGGTCCACTTCGGCCAGAGCCCGGTGCCGACCTCGTCGAGGGCGAGGCCGTCGATGACCATGGTGACGGCGCCGACGTTCTTGTACAGCCAGTCGGAGCGCTCCTGCAGGACGGCGCGTGAGCACGAGTCGAACTGGTCGGACGGCTCGAGGCTCGGCACGTAGAAATAGCCGCGGAAGTCGGAGCGATTGGCGGCTTCGTAAATCTGCCACCAATTGGTGGCGGCCTGCGGACGAGGGGACGAGCGGCGAGCGGGCTGGCCGTCGGGAGCGAGGATGCTGCTCATGGCTCGAACCGAATGGCGAAACTCTGGGAGGGCTCGCGTGGCGCACTGGGGTCCAGCTCGCTGAGGAGCTCCTCGACGGCGGCGAGCATCTCGAGCTTATTGCCCGTGACGACTCCGGATCCGCTGCCTCCTTCCATATTCGTCGCGGTGATAGTGACGACCTCGCCAGCCTCGGAGGCGATCTCGTCCGACAGGGTCGAGAGGCCGGCGAGATTGGAAGCGTACTTGCGTCGGAAGCGCCGCTTCCAGACATCGATATTGACTCGGGAGACTTCGGGCATTGGACTCGGGCCGCTGTCAAAGGACTAGAGCGCTGCCAGCTTCCCACGGCTGGCAGCGCTCCGCTTTATCCGTGACGCTGCTTCCTGCAGTGGAGCGAGAAGTGTCAAGCAGCAACGGGACGAGCAAGCTCGTCGCCGAAGTCGCCGCCCTCGGCAGCGTCTTGCTCAGTCACATCGGAGACGAGTCGCGAGCGGCGGCCGCCGATGAGCCAGTCGATGGCGGTAAGCACGATCTTGGTCGCGTCGCCGTAATGATTGGGGCGCTTGTGATCATCTTCCCACACGACGCGATTGGTCCGCTTGTGGCGGATGAGTCGCTCGGCGCTGTGCTCGCGGACGAAGATTTCGTCGATATCTTCGCAAAGGTGAAGGCCGGGGGGCTTCTGCTCCTTGATCCGGTCGATGTAGAGATCGAACATCGCGTCGCGATTGATGAAACTTAACAGACCGAAGCCGACGGGCTTGTCCGGAATCTGCTGATAGCTAATGCTGCGGGCGGCGAGACCTTTCTTGCCCATGGTCGGGAAGATCTGCGTGGGCGCGAGCAAGCAGGTCTCGTAGACCTCGTCCGTCCGATAACGAGCGTCGATGAAGGCGAACTGGATCGACTGCTTGGCTCCGGTCTCGGCGCAAGCGTAGCGCTTGGCACGCATGAGGCTGATCATGTCGGCCGGGCCGGTGGCGACGCCCCAATCGACCAGCCACATCTCGCCCTGGCGATTGAAGGCCCAGACGACCCATCGCGTATTTGTATACAGACCGATGTCCATGCCGGCGATGAGAGCGCACTTGCCGTGCGGGATCGTGCCGCGGCGGTAGGGCTTGCGCAGTTTCAGCACATCGGGGATCTCGATCCGGCGGATTTTCTCTTCCCAGGCTTCGCCCAGGCGTTGCTGGCGGAAGGTCTGGCGGAGCTGGCGATCGTCATTGGCCTCGGCGCGGATCCATTCATTGGCCAAGTGCCCCCAGGTCGACCCGCTGAGCATGGACGGCAGATCGCTCATATGCTGCGTGACGATCTCGGGATCTCCTTTGGCCGTCGGGATCCAGACGCCGTTGTCATTCATCCACTGTTTGTGGCGATCGTAGATGGGCTGTCCGCATTTGCGGCAGCGGTAGAAGGTCTCATTGAGGACCCGCTCTTTGTCCCAGCCGGTAGCGAGGTCGCGGCAGTGGCCGAACTCGACGCGCGACCACTCGAGCGGCTGTAGATCGTGGCAGCCTGGGTGCGGACACGGGACGTGCCACAGCTCTTTGTTGCCCAGCTCGTAGAACGAATCGATGGGTCCGTCCTTCTCGGCGGGCTTGGACAGCACGACTTGGAAGGCGTCGTCGGCTTGTTTGGTCCGCGACCAGTAGTTTTCTACCGTATTGCCTTCCTCGCCTACTTCGCCATAGAGGTCGATCTCGTCATTGAAGACCCAGGGGGCAAACTTGTTCGAGAAGCCGCCGGCGGTGAAGGATCCGTCGAACCAGATATCCATGCCCCGGAGCTTGCACTTGAATTTGCTAAGGTCGTCTTTGTTATCGGTGAATAGCTCCTGGCCGAGATCGAGAAGCGTCGGGATGAGACGGTCGCGGACATTGCCCACCTCTTTCTGGCTATCCAGGCTGATGATGCAATTGCGCGGGCGATACTTGGCAGTCCAGCGAATGCTATTGAGGATGCAGCTCTCTGTGTAGCCAGACTGCGACGATTTTTTCGATCCGAAGCGGCGGATCCGGCGACCGTTGTGCCACGGCTTGCGGAGCAGATCTCCCGCTCGGCGCGTCCATGGGGTGCGCTTGCTGCGGTAGGTGGGCTCGGGCGATTTGCGAAGGGTGAATGCACCGGATTCGGCCCATTGCCAGATGGGCACGTCCGGGATCTCAGCAAAGGCGCGAGCGAAGAGCTCAGGCAGCCAGGGCGAAGAGAACATCGGCAGTGGTGCGGAAAGCGGACAGATTGCGGAGCGCCTGCTCCTCTGCGCGACCGACTTGGTCGAGCACCGCGCTAAGGCGGTCGAGCGTCTCCTGGGGAAGGTCCGAGAGCTCTGCGCGGACACGGGTGATGCGGTGCTCGCGGAGAAGGGCGAGGGTGCGCAGGGCAGTCATGACCTCATTGATGACTTCGCTTTTGTCGAGGTATTCGCCCAGGCGCTTGGCCCGGGCCTCGGCAGCGACCTCATGTTTGCGCAGGGATTCGCCTACTTTTTCCAGCCGGCCGTGCAGCACGCGGATACGCTCTTCGGTTCCGGAGGCGTAGGCCTCTTCGAGTTGGAGTTTCACGCCGGCGAAGACGCGGCGAAAGAAATCGACGCTCTCGCCTTCGACTCCTCCGACAGTAGCCAGGTCGAGAGGCGCAATCGTAGGAGCTGCATGGGGTCGCTGAGGCTGCGGTGCTTGCGGCGGATCGGCGCAAGCATCATGCTTGCACGGCTCAGGTGCAAGCTTGGGCGCGTCGCGCAGGGCGGCGTCCGCAGCCGCTTGGACCTTTTCACGCATGGCACTTCGCACTTTGTCCAGGTGCTTGTCGACCCATGCAGGCATGCGGGCTGGATCGTCCAGGGGACAGGGGTCGCCGCGCTCTTTTCCTCGAGCGATCCAACGACGCAATTGGCGATGCTCGACTCCGTATTGACCAGACCAGCGCTCGAGCTGGACGCGGCTCAGCTCGGCCTCTCCGAGGGCGGGAGATGGTTCCGGGGTGAGATGCAACGGCGGAGCCGCCGAACCACCAGCGGTTTCGTCCAAAGCAAACTCGGGGTCAACTTGGCGAATCTCGCTCAGCTCCTCCGGCGTGAGGCATGCGCCCGCCCCGTACCGCGCGATCAGGGCAGCGACTTTCTTATTCAAAGACAAGTCGACGGCTCTTTCGCGCATTTAGCGGCGGGAAGGTGTCAAAGTGTCAGAAAGAAAACGGCACAGAGTCACGGAAACAGGCTTCGCGACTGGGG